GAGCTGGTGTGGCTGTAGATGCGGTTGAGCCACGCGACCGCTGTGTCCACATGATGTTGTTTGACCAGCACCAGCTCGCCAGCCTCATCAGTGCTGAAGAGCCTTGCTGCTATGGCTACTGAGATACGAGCCAGCTTGGTTCGCACGTTGGCAGCCTGCACCAGTGGCGGGTCCTCAATGTACTGATGACCCAGGTGCTCAGCCTGCTCCATGATGTAATCTTCGACGCCCTCTTCCCAATGGACTTGCTCGGCCTTGCGACTCCACGCCCACATCACCAGTGCAGCGCTCAGCTCGCTGATACTGCGGTGCCGCACCGGGTCGGGCACGGGTTGATTGATGATGGCGCTGCTAACGTCCGCACTGGCTGCGCCCATCACCATGTCAAAACGCGCCCTGTCTTCGGGCGCAGGTATCAACTCAGCCAGCGCGTCAATACCGCCACGCGGCATCTCATTCAGTGGCCTATTGTTCGGCGGGTTGCCCAGCCAGATAGTGCGAACGCGGGCCTTAGCTTCGCCCTGCTTTATCTTGATGATTTGAGCAAGGCCACTGCTACGCACGCTGGACATCTTCGGAATGACGTCCTTGTCTGCAAGGCCACTTACCTCGTCCAGCACTGCGAGCCGTCCGTCGTTCAGCGGGAGAAGACCCCACGTGAGCATGTGCCGCCCACTGCCGGACTGCTCCACACCGCCCACCAGCCCCGCGAACGTCATGCCCTCACAGCTACGCCACACGCCAGCCTGATAGTGCTTCACAAGCTGGCTTGCGACCTCGCTCTTGCCGGTACGGGTGTCACCCACCACCAGCATCTCAAGCCAGCCCTTGTCCATGGGCTTGCCGCGGAAGTTCAACTCCAGGACGCTGTGGTACACAAGCGACATTCCGATGTGCAGCTCGGGGCGGTCGTAGATGTGTGTGACGTTGGCAGCCTCATCCTCGGCTAGCTGGTTCAGCTTGGACATGTCGGACTGGCCGCTCTTAGGGTTGAACACCTTGCGCAGCTTGCGGGCTAGCTCCGGCGTCATCTGAAACTTGTCCAGGTTGGTCTTGGTTGGCTCAGACTCCCAAGCTACGAAGGTGTTCTGACCATTGCGCGGGTGCACGATGCTGGTGCCGGTCAGGCGCATCGGGGTGTTGGCTGGCAGCCGGTACCCGATGATGTAGGCCTCCCGTGGCTCGGTCACCGCCATCTGGTCCTGCTCGTCAACACTCGGAACCAGCGCAGCTATCTCAACCGAGTAGTGCATGTCCTCGGTCACTTCAACCTTCGGACAGTTGCGCTGGATGTCGTGGCGGCTGAGCAAGTCCTTGGAGCGGGTCTCCTTCGGCTTGTCCAGTAGCTCGGTCAAGTACTCAACCTCGTTGACCGCGTACTCCACGTCCAGGTTGCCACCCTGGATTTCCAGCGAACACTTCTGACACTTGTCTCCCCAATCCACGCTGCACGCAAAGTTGACCTTCTTCGGTGCCAGATAAGGGGTTCCGAGACCGCTGGCCGTGGCGTTGAAGTACACCGGTACGTTCACGAGCGCTGGGTTGTAGCCCTCCCACAGCGATGTCTGAATCGGGTCCGCGTCTAGCTGCTGCTTCCGACGCACTCGTGCACTGCTGACCTCGTCGGCCGTCTCCATGGCCTCCTTGAACAGCGCCAGCGTGCCGCCCTGCTTGACTATCCAGTCCGTCAGGTCGCCGCCCTCCTTGCTCACAAGGGGCGGCATGATGCGGACCTCGGCAAACTTGACCAGGCTGTTAGCGGTCTTGGCCGCACCCTGCCTACCGGCCGAGTCGTTGTCGTAGCAGATGAAGACCTTCTTGCCCTCGAAGTAACGAGAGAAGGGAGCCTGCCAGGCACCGGCACCGCCAGTGTGCGTCATCGTGTTGAGCCCAATGCTGCGGCCACACAGCACATCCATCTCGCCCTCAACCAAGATGATGACGTCTTTGCGCAGCGCGTCAATGCCGTACAGCGCAGCTTGACCATGGCCCGGGATGTTCTTCATCTTGTCTTCCGGCGCGGCTCCCTGCTTGTGCCGCCGCACGTTGATGAGATTCCCGTCGAAGTCCGTTACAGGCAACCAGAACCGGGGCTCCGTGTACCCGCCCTTGTCGGTGTTGTCCTGCGCGTTGTACCCGACCTTGAACTTCTCCAGCACCTTGACGGAGATGCCGCGTTCCTTGGTCATGTAATCGAGTGCAGCCTTGTTGTTGAACAGGTTCTTGCGGAACTGCTTCAACCGCTTCTTGGGCGGGAGCGGTCTCGCCTGCGTCTTCCCCTTACTGCGCTGGGAACGGGAGGGCGGCTGTAGCTCGCCAGTGCTAATCAGATGCTTATACGCCTGGTCAATCGTCTTGCCAGCTTTGTCGCCGCACACGTGGCAGTAGAACTGACCACTGAGGATGTTGTAACTAGCGCTCTCGCTCTTGGAGGTAGCTGGGTGCTCGTGCCATGGGCAGTAGCCCCGGACCTCTCCATCCTTACCGGGCTTACCCTTCAGCCATTCTCCGAGCTTGTCCAGCCACTTCCCGTGAAGGGGAGTAGCCATGGCCTAGTCGGTGGCTTCAAGCTGTTCGGCCTGCGCCCGAAGGTACTCGGCCTGCATCTCCCTCGCTGACTTGCCGGTCTGCTCAGCTAGGCCAGCCGTAATCATTTCCCGAGCAACGTAGGTGATGGTGTCCTCTACATCTCCTAGCCGCTCCAGTTGCCACACCATCCAGGCTGGTGCGTACACCTGAACCCTGGTGCCCCTATGACTTGATTTCTCCATTACGGCAGCCTCAGCCATTCCCAACTCCTCCTCTGAAGTGTTGAGTAGTAAGTCTTGAATGTAGTTAGTAGTGGTAGTACTGGTGGGTAGTACACGTTACCAGCTAGCACCTGGCCCATGGGTTCGATACATCCCTTGCTAGTAAGGGCATCCCTCTCCACGACGCAAGCCCGCCTAATAGCCCCTCTCGTGGGGTTACGCGCACGCGCACGCACGTAGCGTATGTGCGTGCGTGCGCGTAAGGCACTGAAGCTGGGGCAGTAGGGTGGTTGGCCGTGGAGATGGATGGTAGCTGGCGCATAGTATGAATCCCCTGGTAGAAGGTGGTCCGACCCCACCTCGTGTTGAGATGGGGTCGGATGCTCATCGGCTCAGAAGCCTTGCTCAGAAGGGGTCTGCGGCTCCAGCCTTCGACTTCTTCTTCGACTTCTTGCCCTTCTTCTTTCCACCTTCCAGTGGCAGGACGGAGCGAATCTTGCCCATCGACTCCTCGGTCTCCGGGTTCTTCTCCCGTCCGACCTGGAGCTTGACTCGGCTGGCCGACTTCACCAGCGGAGCCTCCGTGCCGTCCTCGCCCTCCTCAGCGGGCTCCAGCTTGACGCCCTTGTCGCTGCCCGTGAGGGCGTAGACAATCTGCTGCGTCTTCCACTTGGCCGCGTCCATGTTGCTGTACACGTAGCCGCGCCAGCCGTCGTACGGGCCGTCGTCGTCGATGTGGAATATCCAGCGGTAGCCAGCGTTTCCACCCTGGCTGGTGTGCCGGTTGAAGGCGATGAGAACGCCCTCATACGTGCCCCGCTTGGGCTGTTCGCCCTCGTAGCCGGAGCCTTGCTTGTCCGGGTCGAACCCGTCGAAGTCCAGGTTGTCGTCGTAGCTGCTGGACTTCTTCTTCTTCTTGTCACCCTTGGCCATCAGGCTGCCTTACCCTTCTTCTTCTTCGTGGTGGTGGCACCGACGCTAGCTGCTGCCAGCTCGCGCCAGTTCTCGTGCTGCCAGCCCTCTTGAGCCGCAGCTTGGCGGGCATCCACCGCAATGGTCATCTGGTGGATGTCAGGCTTGTCGATGTAGCGCGGGAAGGTGTCGTGCCGGTCCTTGGCGGTCCAGCGCTCACCACCCTGCAACCACAACCGGCGGATGGGCTCCTCTTCGTCCTCGTCGTCGGACTCAATGACACGCAGCAACCCGATGAGGGTCACCTTGCCGCAGACGAGGTTGGCCAGTGGCCAGCCGCCCTTCTCCCTGCCCAGCTTGGGAAGCGCCTTGAGGATGTCGTCTCCGTCCTCGTCTTCCGTAGCCATGGCAGCGAACTGTGCGGTGTAGAGGATGTTGATGGGAAGCCGATTGAACTTGTCCACCAGCTTCTTCACCTTGCGGTCCACGATGCCGTAGTCCTGGATGCGGGCCTCGTACTCCTTACCGATGGATTCAAGCTGGTCGTTCCAGCACAGCTCTTCCATCTCAGTGAGGGAGTCCAGCATGACCCAGTCGAAGTCCTTGTAGGCACCCTGCTCCAACCACAGATAGGCGTTCTGCAAGTCAGCCCACGAGCCCATCACGGCCTCGTCGGCCAGACTGCCCATGGCCTTTGCAGACTCCGTACCTGCGGCCTCAACCGTCAAGAACAGGCCTCGGGGTGCGGTACCCGCCAGCACGGTCTTACCTAGCCCAGACTCGCTGTAGATAAGCCAGTTGCGCTTACCCTCGCTCGGCGTCTCAGCCAGGCTGGTAACGGCGACGGGCTTGGCCTTGGTCGGACCGCCCTTCTTCTTACCCGCCATTGTGGTCACCTCCTTCGCGGCTGGAGTTGACGCCGGTCGTCACGGGCTTGAGGTCCCACTTGTGCACGGGGCACTTGGACCACAAGTACCCGTGCGGGCAGATGTCATCGGGCTTCACTGCTGTTGCCATCAGAACGGAGCCTCCTCTCTGTCGTAGTGTTCCGGCATGGTCAGTATCCTCTCCTCTATTTCCCTTAGCCTGTTGGTGATGTAGCGGTAGTCCTCCTCTGCTATGCGGTCGAGTGCCCTCAGTCGTCCGGCTCGCCGGCGAATGGCCTCCAGCTCCAGCAGGCCCTTGTCCTTGAGTGGCAGCACCATTACAGCTCCACTCCTTCCTTGGCCTCCATGTCCTCGCGATGGTCCGCGTACGGGTCGCGAGTCATCATGGTGGCGTTGGCGTACTCGGCAGCCGCTTCCGGGTCCTGTTCGTCAAGTACGCAGTAGTCAAACAGCTTGCAGCGCGCGCAGTCTTCGGCCGGGGTCTTGTACAGCGGGAGGGTGCCCTTGCGCATACGGGCCATTACCTGCGCCTCAGCCTGCACCCTGTGGGCGAGACTGACGACCTCGTGCCTACTGCGGTACACCTCTTCTCGGTGGTATCTGGCGGCAGGCTGGCGCTTGCTGACGGTGCCGTCGCGGTTCAGCGCTTCGCCTGCATCGTTGGTGGGGCGGGCGTCTGGCGGAGCCTTACGGAGGAAGTTGAACACGATGCCCTCCACCGTGTCCTTCTCCCCCAGAATCCCCTTGTGGCGCAGGACTCTCTCGGCGACCCAGATGTAGCTACCGGGCTGGTCGTCAAGCTCCAGGTACGACCAGTTCTGGAGAAACGCCTTGCGGGTCTTGTGGTCCCACAGCCAGAACTCCTTCGTGACCCGGTTCCACATGACCACGTCCCAGGTGCCCGCGTAGCAGACGATGAACTTACCGGGCTTGTTCGGGTGCGGCACATTGATTTGGAACGGCTGCTCCGAGTGAATGACCTCCCACTCGGTCTCCTTGCCGTAGTGCTCCACGTAGCCCGTGAGCATCAGCCGCCCAAGCTCGGCCGCGTCCATGCGCTCGTCGTCGTCAATCTCCCCGCCCTGTATGTAAATCTTGCCGATGTTGCCATCCATGGAGACCTCGAAAGCCTTCAGCATGGCCTTGAGTCCGCCGCGCTTGCGGCCAGGGATGTACCAGGCTTCCAGACCGGCGTGGATGGCAGTGCCGAACCAAGCCCAGGTCGGAACACGTCTGGAGACCAGACCTTTGACCCACGTCTCATTCCAGAGCCATGGGCACCGTTTGAAGTCCTTGCGTTCGCTAGTTCGGAGAAGTGGAACAGGCACGCTGTGCCTCCGTGTGTGTGTGGAGTGCTGCTTCCCAGACCCGTACGGACCGCACTGCCGCAGTCCAGCTCCCGTAGGTAGAGCTGGGCCCCTGGTCACGCTACGCCCGTACGGGCCTGGCAAGCCTGGTGGGTGGGCTACCTCACAGCGGTATGGCGACCGCAGGCCGTACGCGCCCACCCACCAGACGAGACTAGAACGGAGCCTTGGCCGTGCCGTCGGCAGTGGTCTCGGCGGTCTTCGCCGCCTTGCCAGCCTTG